AATTTATTATTTTCTAATTTTATAATTTTTTTTTAAGGGAAATTTTTATTGCTTCAACAAATTTTTATATGAAAAATATAAGATGAAATATAATTTGTTCAATCGAGATTTTTTATAGATTTAAAAAATATTTGAGTGTTTCAAATATAATATTAAAAATAAAGAAAATGTTAATTTAAATAAATAACTTTAAATGTCTCTATATCTTCTTTATTTGGATTATAGATTTCGAAAATGTTTTAAAAAAATAATAAAAAATATTAATTCATTTCTTTCTTAAAATTTTATATGAATTATATATAAGATTTTAGCATATTAATTTTTTTCATTTGAATGAACTTTTTATAAAAATTATCCTTCTGAACTGGATCATTATTCAAAATTATCCCGTATATACTCAAAACATGCAAATTTACCATTATATGATTTTTTTACATTAAAATTATTCAGGACTTTCTTTTTTGGTACTAAAGATGCAAATGTTTTTGGAAATGGAATATTTAATTCTTTATGTAACTTCATCATTAAGATAATATTATTTTTTTCCTTGTATATTCAAATAATTCATCATAATCAAATTTAATATTCATATTGATGATATAATCTAATAATTTTACATCATAATTAATATGTTCACATAATATTTTAATTGTTCGTTTCTCATGATTCATCCAATTATTTTCAGATAAAAATTTTAAACATTTTATGTGATTTTCATATGTATTAACACTTATATTACTGTGTATATTTTCAATATCTGATAATTTAACATTAAATCTTAGTGTCAAAAACATAAACTCCAGACATTTATATGAACCGTAAAACATCGCAGAATTACAGTTTAAATATTTATTGATTTTTATTTTTTTTGAGAATATAAATTTTATTGTGTCTACAGAATCATTTAAAAAAATATCTTTTATAGCTTGATCATTTTCAGATAATATTTTTTCTACTTCTGATTGAAAATTAGAATAAAAATATTCAATAATATCAATATTACCATAAATCAATGAATTATAAATAGAATTGCGTAATATGCAATTATTTTCAATACCATAAATAAGACATTGTAAAGAATTATACCTTGATGCAAATTCACATACATTATATATATTAACTTCTAAAGAATAATATTTTAAACAATAATCAAGAGGAAAATTATATTTGTGGAGAATTTTCAAACTTTCAAGATCATTGTTTTGTACTACTCCGTTTCAGATAAATTGGTAATTCAAAAAAAAAAATATTTATATCAATAAATAAGTATAAGTATTAAATGTATACTTATACAGTAATATATAAAATTAGTGAATTAAAATAATTTTATATGAATAAATGAGTGATCTAAAAATGAATCACCGATTGATTTGAAACGGAGTAGTACTACAATACTACATGCTTTATAATCGTCATCTTTCATTATATGAAAATGTTCCAAATATATTTTTAGTGCATTTGGATTTGAGTGTTTAACAATCGAATTAACACAAATTACATTATCAGTTAAACATTTATATTTAATTTGTAAATTTTCATCTAGTAAAGTTTTGATTAATTTTAAAATTTTCTGTTGGTTTTCAAATCCATATTCCCAAAGCGTATTTGGAGTATCTGCATCCCAGTAATCAAACACTTTTATAAGCAATATAAAATCATTCGGATTATTTATAGATGTGTTAGACTTATAAAATTCAACAGATATAAAATCATCATTTAAACTATTTTCAGATAAATTAGAAAAAAATTTTGATGATCTAAGATATTCTGGGATTTTTGATATTTTTATATTATACATTAAAATTTTAATAATTATTTAAAATTATTAAAATTTTTCAATTTTTCAGATAAATTGCAACAACTTAGAAAAAAATTAATTATACTACTAAGTTCCAAATATAGGCTCAAAAAGTCGGAAATACAATTTTTTTTTTAAGATATCAGATCAATTTTGACTTCATTTTTTATTCATCAATATAAAAATATTTAAACATAAATTTAAATATACTAGTCCAGTTCAGGAGAATCCTTTAGGATTCCTATAAAATTGGGTTTTGAGAAAAAATTTATTTATATGTAAATATAAGTAGAATTGGTTAAAATACATATAAAATATTACTTAAGGATAAGCTTTTTAATTAAAATTTTATATGGTTAAAAAAGTGAAGAAAAAAATCTGGCCCAATTACTCCGACTATATGAACTGGACTAGTACCGCTTTTTGAAAACCCAGAATCCTAAAGGGTTCTCCTGAACTGGACTAGTAGTAATTATTGATTTTACACTTATTTAAAAATATTTTTATTTTGATGTCCTACCAATATTCTTCCTTGTTTTATCAAGTCTAGCCTACGATCTGAAATGGACTACTAGTCCAGTTCAAATAAATTGGCCCAGATCTTTTTCTTCACTTTTAAAACAATATTAAATTTTAAGTAAAACCTATATTTTTAACTAAATATTTATATCACTTAAAAATATTTAAACATAAATTTACATATACTTATTTTTTTTTTGAAAACCCAATTTTATAGGAATCCTAAAGGATTCTCCTGAACTGGACTAGTAATACTTATTTTACCCCTCTGGACTTTTTCCGTATTTTTCTTTATATTCTAATCTGTATCTTTCTTTTTTAGCTCTTTCTTTCATTTTTTCAGAAATATTTTTAATTTTTTCTTGATTTTCTAATTTTTTAATTCTCTTTTCTTTTATTTCTGGAAATTGTAAATCAAATTCATCTTCTTCTTTTTTTAAGAAAATATTTAAGTAATTTGAAATGTCATACATATCTTCAAAATTTGAACACAAGGATAAATTAGGATTAATTATTAAACCATCTTCTGTCATTGTTAACATTACACAATAATATACAACATAATAAACATGTAAGTCTACTTTTGATTGAGAACTACTTATATCATGGATATATTTGAAGAGTTTATTGAAAAAATCATTTATATTTGTAATTCTTGTTTCTTCTTCATACATATAATAATTAACAAAAGGTTTTAAATGTTTATGAATTAAATTAAAATCTTTTATCATTTCTATTTGTTTTTCTTGTGTTTTATCTTCTTCATCTTCAAAATAATCATCTATTTTTATGAATTTCCCGTCGGCTTTTAATCTATTTTGTAAAATCGCAACAACAATTCTTTGCTTTTTTCCAGGATCACAAACAACATTTCCATTATTATTAACAGAACTTAATAAAGCCATAATAAATCCATGTTTTAAATTTTCTATTTCTTTTTCTATTTCTATTTCTGATAAATTTTCATCTTCTTTATATTTCAAAATAAATCTCCAAAATCTTGCAATTAATTCCTTACCTTCAACTCTTTTTCCATTTATGATAGTACAAGAAGTTAAAAAGCCTCCAAAATCTGTAGTTTTTCTATCTTTTCCATAGATAACTCTATCTAAATCATTTTTTTTCTTTTCTGGTAAATCTAATTTTTTAATATATTTTTCAAATTTTTTGAAGTACTTTTCAATTTTTTTTTCATTTGGAATCCAAGTTTGATAAAGTTGAAAAATAGCATTTTCTGTTTTTTGATCTCTTTGTTCATTGTGAACGTTTACTCCTTGTGTGTAAATAGTATTATTATTTATGTTTTGATTATTTAAAAAAGGTCTTATAAACCCTTTTAAAGAATTTAAGTCTTTTAAAATATCTAAAGTATCAAAAATGTTTAAAAAATTATATGAATAAACTAAAAAATTATTATTTTCAAAGAATCTTAATGAAAAAAAATTAAGAATGTATTTAATGATTTGTTCTAAAAAATGTGGATTATAATCAAAAAAAGTATCCGATCCCGAAAATTCCCGATTATGTGGAGTATAATCTTTTAAAATATCATCCTTATTAAGTTTAAAAATAAAAGAAGCTATAATATCTTCCATTATATCATTTCTGATTTTATTAGGATAAAATAAACTTCTAAAATACAAAAAAGCCAATGATTTATGTTTTAAATGATCAAATTTTTCATATAATTTTAACTGCGTCAAAATATTAATTTTATCATCAAGATTAAAGTTTTTATAACTTAATAAATTAAAATATTTCAAATTTTTATTATTTTTAATTTTATCAAAAACCAATTTTGCTTGTGCAACATTTCTTTTAGATTTGAAAAAATTTGAAGAAATAAATTTAGTTATATTAATAAAATCTTCTTCAGTCAGATCGAAAATTTGAAGATTATTTATGTAATTAGTATTACCATCTGTAAAGGATAATATAAAATCTATTAATATTTCATAATTTATATCAATTTTAACAAGATTTTTAATTTTTTGTAAAAAAATCATGTCTGAATCTCCATCAATAAACATATCAGTTATATCATTTCTTTTTTCTGAAAACAAAAACTGTATAAAATCTAATAATTCTAAAAGAAAATAATTATTTTCATTTATAACTACTTTTTTTATTAGTTTCTTGAAAATTTTATATAATATTAGATTTTTATTGTAACTATTTTTATTGTAAATATTTTTATTTGTACTATTATTTAAAAATAAAAAATAATATTCTCTATTTAATTTAATAAATTCAAAAAAATCCATTCCGAATGTTTTAATTAATTTTTTTAAAATATTTAAAAATAAATCATTATTATAATAATAATAATTATTAAATTGATATTTTCTATCTATTAAAACTTTTTTTAAATTTTTTTCTCCGTAAATAAATTTGTATGCATCTTCTTTATTTTCAGCCAAAGCAAAAAAATTCAAAAAATCATCAAAATTTTTATTATAATATAAATTATTTAAAAAACTATAACTTTCTATGTATTTTTGATATTTTTCATTTATTAAATATTTATTTTTTATCGGATATTTAAAAATTTTAACAAATAAATCTTTCTTTTTAAATAGATTTGAAATTCTATATATATTTGAATCAAAAGAGTAATATTTTTCAGACCAAAATTCATAAAGTTGATCAAGTATATTTTCTTCTAAATAAAAAATATCTTTCAAATCATAACTTTCTTTAATATTATGTAAATTATTTAATAAATAAAGACTTCTATGATTTTTTTTATATCTTTCTTTTTTAAATTCTTTCTCGAAATTTTTATTTTCAACAATTTTTTTTTGAAAATCAACTAAAGTATTATTTTCAGAAGATTTTTTAGCAAATAAAATAAAAAGTTCATTATCTGTTTTATTAGAATTTTTTTTATCAGATAAATTGTCAAGCAATTTATCTCTATCATAGGATAAGATTTTTTCAAAAGTAATTGACATTTTAATTTATATAAAATAAAAAAATTTATTTATTTATATAAAATTCCTCGAGTTTTTAATACATACTACTTCTTTTTAAATAGTTCAACAAAATATTATCTGACACATTAAAATTTTTATATCTAGTAAGCCTATTCTTTTATATGACTTAAAAAAAAATACTAGTCAAGTTCAGGAGAATCCTTTAGGATTCCTATAAAATTGGTTTTTCAAAAAAAATTAAGCTCTATGTAAATTTATGTTTAAATATTTTTAAGTAAAATAAATATTTACTTAAAAATAAGTTTTTTACTTAAAATTTAATATGGTCTAAAAAGTAAAAAAAAAGATCTGGTCCAATTATATGAACTTGACTAGTACTTCTCCGTCCCAAATAAAAATATCCAACTTTTTAAAAAGTCACATAAAAATACATATAATTTTTTCAAGTTGGATAAATTTATCTGGGACGGAGTCGTAATCTTTTTTAACCTTACATTTCAGAAAGAGAAGTAATAGTCAAGTTTAGATAGTCTTTCAGGTTTTGAGATTTTATCTTTTAGCTTTTACTACTCTGTTTCAGATTAATTGGTAATTCATTTTTAGATTACTTAATTATTTATATAAAATTATTTTTTTTTTCTTATATTTTTATATACTGGCCCAGTTCAGATAAATTGATTTTTCAAAATAAATATTTTATATTTAATTATAACTTTAAATAAAATAAATACATATATTTTATAACTTAAAAATAAGTTTTTAACATAAATTTTTATATGTACTTCTCCGTCCCAAATAAAAAAGAACAATTTTTTTAAAAGTCATATAAATATAAATATAACTTTTTCAAGTTGGATAAATTAATCTGGGACGGAGTCGTAAATACAAGTGAATAAAAATGTCTGGATCAGTATTATTTTACAAGTGTGATTTAATAAATTGTTACGTCAATTCATTAATATAATTTTTTATGTGCACCTCGGTGAACAAGGGAACCAAATGCTGGGACTGTGCCTTATTTTTTGAATTACCGAAGGAACCTTTAAGTTATCCTGATTTATCTGAAACGGATTAGTATATTTTTAAGTGAGTATTTATATTATCTTAAAAATATTTAAACATAAATTTAAATATACTTAATTTTTTTTTTGAAAACCTGACAGACTATCTGAACTGGACTAGTCGTAAATTTAAAAAAAATGAAAATTAAAAAAAAATTTTAAATAAAAAAATGAATATAGAAAATATGTTACTTAAACTTTTTGTTGATAGTTTAATAAATGAAAACAAAGAAACCGGTTTAATTTATGACTTAAAAAATAAAAATTATGATATAATGATGTCTAGATTTGATAATTATACAATGAAATTAAAAGATAAAGTTTTTGTTGAAGAAATGAAAAAAATTTTAAAAAGCTATTTAGATAAAATGTTAATTATAAAATTTTTAATTTATTCTAAAAACAGAGAAGATAATGAAAAAATATTACCTTATAAATCAACTCGTATAAGTACAAAACCTAAATAAATGATAATACTACTCCAACTCTTTATTTTTTTCTTCACTTTTTAAAGTATATAATTTCAATCAAAACACAATGTAATTTCAGATAAATTAGTCATTTAAAAAAAATATTTATAATTACTATTCTTTCCCAGATAATATGTCGATTTGACAGATTTAAAAAGTTATATACTTCTCTATCAAAAATATAATAGTGTGGGACGGAGAACTATTAAATATATATTAAAAACTCGATAAATTTTATATCAATAAATAAATGATATAAAAATAAATTACTAGCCCGGTTCGAATAATATGTTAGGTTTTCAAAAAAAAATTTATTTGTTAAACTTAATTTTTTTAATTTTATACTACTCCGTTTCTTGGTTCCATTTTCTTGGTTCCTTCGCTAATTCATTTTTTGAACACTCATTTATTTATATAATATTAGGTCGCATACTTTTAATCTTACATTTTTATATACTACTAGTCCGTTTCATATAGTGTGTGGCAGGGGCTAATGTGTGTTTTAAAAAATTATTTACTACTAGTCCAGTTCAGATAATATGTCAGGCCAGATCTTTTTCTTCACTTTTTTAACCATATAAATTTTTAATTAAAAAGCTTATCCTTAAGTAATATTTTATATTTCTTTTAAACACTTATTACGTCAATATTTACATATAAATAAATTTTTTCTCAAAACCTGACATATTATTTGAACTGGACTAGTACTACTTCTCAGAAGCATTTAAATCTTTATTTTCTTTTGGACTTGTATTTTTTTGAATTATTTTTTTTTCTTTAGATCTAAAAATAAAATGTTTACAGTTTCTAACTTAAAAAATGCAGGACCTGGGTCTTTAAGACAAGCAATTATAGATCTAAATTTATCTGTATCACTAAATAATTCTATTGTTTTTTCAGTTTCTGGAACAATTTTAATTGAAACAAGTTTACCTCATATAAAAAAAAATGTATCTTTAAATGGTAAAACAGCTCCAGGATATACTTCTTCACCAGTTATAAAAATTGATTTTAATAAATGTGATGGAATTTATTTTTCCGGTATATTATATAAATCTGAAATTCTTGGTATTTCTTTTTTTAATTCTTCTGGAGATCTTTTATCTATAATTAATTCTAATTTTTTACTAATAGATAATTGTGTTTTTGAAGAAGCTGAACATAACGGTATTTTAATATTTAAATCACAAAATATTACTATCGGTTCAAATGATTCTTTTAATTCTAATTATGTTTCAAATTATATTTCTAAAAATAAAAATAATGGAATTTTACTTTATAAATCTAATGGAGTAAGATTTATCGCAAATGTAATTACAAATAATTTAAAAAATGGCATTCATCTTTACGAATCTTCTTTTAATATCATTGGTGGTGAACAATATACAAATTCAGAAGGCATTTCAAATAATCCAACGGGTTCAGAAAATAAAGTTCCTCCTGTGTTTATTATATTACCGCTTGGTAATACTATTTCTGGTAATTTTAAGAATGGTGTTTTGATAGATAAAGATTCTGAATTTAATTTTTTACATGCTAATACTATTGGCACAGATAGATCAGGAACTTATGGAATAGGAAATCATTTAAATGGTGTTTTAATTCAAAATTCAGATAATAATAGTTTAACAGGTTGTAAGATTTACAATGATCCTTTTGTTTATTATAATGTTATATCAGGTAATGGCAAAAATGGATTGGATATAAAAAATTCAAGAAATACTACTGTTCAAGGAAATTTTTTTGGTTTAGGGGCAGATAATAATTCAGTGATTCCAAATAAAATGAATGGTTGTGTTTTTTCAGGTAATACTAGTTATGTTATTTTTGGTGGAGTTATTCCTTTAGGGAATAATTCTTCAGGAAATTTAAAAAATGGATTATTAATTACAGATAGAGCTAAAAAGACTTTAAGTTTCAATTTATTTGCAGGTTTATATTCTTTTGGTAATGCAGCTCCAAATGGTGAAAATGGTGTTTTAATTAATTGTAATAGTTCTGAAAATAGTATTAGAACTTGTGTTTTATCAGGAAATTTAAAAAATGGAATTAAAATTTCAGATAATGCTTCTTTTGTTAAAATAGATCCATGTATTATTGGATTGAATACTAGAGGAATAGAAATTATGCCAAATAATGAAAATGGTCTTTTAATTTGTGGAAAAGCTAAAGATATATATTTAAATAGTGATAATGCATCAGTAATTCCAAGAACTACAATTTCTGGAAATTTAGAAAGTGGTATTAAAATTGAAGATTGTGTAGAAAAAGTTTTTATTAACAAATGTATTATTGGTTTGGATGTATCAATGCAAAATAAAATGTCAAATGGAAAATTTGGTGTTAATTTGAAAGATAATATTAAAAAGATAATTATTAGAAAAACAAATATTTCAGGAAATATAGAAAATGGTATAATTATAAATAGAGAAGTGGAAAATGTAAAACTAGAAAAAAATATAATTGGAGAAAATATTTTCAAAGAACCAATTCCAAATAAATTACCACAAATTTTAGATTTGAGAAATTAAAAGTTCTGGAAAAAATGTATTTCATAAAAAAATTTATAGCAATTAAAAAAAATGTTATTTTAGTAAAAAATCTAAAGAGTTTATAAGAAATATATTTGACCAAAAAAATTTTAAAGAAATACATTCTAGTAAAAAAAATTCTAAAGAGTTTATAAGAAATTTTAAAGAAATATATTTGACTAAAAAAATCTAAAGAGTTTATAAGAAATATATTTTACTAAAAAATTTTAAAGAGTTTATAAGAAATTTTAAAGAAATATTTTTGACTAAAAAATTCTAAAGAGTTTACTTCTCCGTCCCAAATAAAAATATCCAACTTTTTTAAAAGTCACATAAAAATACATATAACTTTTTCAAATTTGATAAATTTATCTGGGACGGAGTCGTATAAGAAATTTTAAAGAAATATATTTGACTAAAAAATTCCAAAGAGTTTTAAAGAAATTTTAAAGAAATATATTTGACTAAAAAATTCTAAAGATTTTATAAGAAATTTTAAAGAAATATATTTGACTAAAAAATTCCAAAGAGTTTTAAAGAAATTTTAAAGAAATATATTTGACTAAAAAATTCTAAAGATTTTATAAGAAATTTTAAAGAAATATATTTGACTAAAAAATTCCAAAGAGTTTTAAAGAAATTTTAAAGAAATATATTTGACTAAAAAATTCTAAAGAGTTTTAAAGAAATATATTTGACTAAAAAATTCCAAAGAGTTTTAAAGAAATTTTAAAGAAATATATTTGACTAAAAAATTCTAAAGATTTTATAAGAAATTTTAAAGAAATATATTTGAATAAAAAATTCCAAAGAGTTTTAAAGAAATTTTAAAGAAATATATTTGACTAAAAAATTCTAAAGAGTTTTAAAGAAATATATTTGACTAAAAAATTCTAAAGAGTTTATAAGAAATATATTTTACTCAAAAATTCTAAAGAGTTTATAAGAATTTTTAAAGAAATATATTTTACTAAAAAAATTTTAAAGAATTTATAAGAAGTATATTTTACTAAATATATTTTAAAGAGTTTATAAGAAATATATTTTACTAAATATATTTTAAAGAGTTTATAAGAAATATATTTTACTAAATATATTTTAAAGAGTTTATAAGAAATATATTTTACTAAATATATTTTAAAGAGTTTATAAGAAATATATTTGACTAAAAAAATTTATCTATGTCTCAATTAAAAATAAAATAATTATAAACATTTACTATTTTATTTCATACAGTGATACTAATATGTGATTCAAAAAAATATTTAATAATCACTAATTGATCTGAAATAGAGTAGTACTTCTTTGTACAAAATACAAAGTAAACCTCTATCTTTATTTAAGCATATAAATTTTCGATAAATAAAAATTTGATTCTTAAAAAATTTAAATAAAAAAATGTCTTTTTATCCAAAGTTTCCTAACTCAAATAATTGTCTACAAATAGATGAATCATTAATTCTACCGGTTGAATATGTCTTACGTGAAAAACTCTTTCCCGATTTTTATGGAAATTTTGCAAAATTTCCAAGACGAAAATTATAACTTATATGAAGATAAATTGTTATTACAAACTGTTAAATATGCCATTAGTAATTTTCCAACAAAAAATTTAAATTTCGAAACAAGTTCAACAAAAATAAATACTACTACTCCTTTACAGATAAAAAAGAAATTTATATAAAAATACATATAAATTTTTTAAAAGTTGGATAGTTCGCCTCGTCCCACACTAATTTATTTGGGACGGAGAAGTACTCCGTTTGAAATCAATCGATGATTCATTTTTTGAATCACTTATTTATTCATATAATTTTTATTTATTCACTAATTTTATATATTATTATTTAAGGTGTTATTAAATATTTATACTAATTTATCCATATAAATATTTATTTTTTGAACCTGAAGATTCTCCTGATTTATATGAAACGGAGTACTTCTCCCTCCCAAATAAATTAGTGTGGGACGAGGCGCCTATCCAACTTTTTAAAAATACATATTAAAATACATATAACTTTTTCAACCTGTCAGATAAATTGATCTGGGACGCACTAGTAAATATTGTAGAGAAAACATGACTCCTTATATTAAATGTGATTCAAAATAATCTTATACTTCTCCGTCCCAAATAAATTAGTGTGGGACGATGCGAACTATCCAACTTTTTTAAAAGCCACATTAAAATGCATATAACTTTTCCAAATTGGCTAGTTCAAAAAAATATTATCTGGGACGGAGACGTACATTTCAGAGAAAACCATTTTTTTTGCGACAATTTGTTTTAGAGATATATAATAAAAAAATACGATATTAGATAAACTTCGAGATATACTAACTTTTTATCATTTTTGTGATAAATAAAAATTGAAAATAATTAATCATATTTTTACTATTTATTAAAAATATGATTAATTATCTAAAAAAAATAAGAATGCCAGTGAGTTTTGCTTTTGGTTATATGTTTGGTTTTATGTTTGGAGATAGAAATATTTTTATAAAATATGGAGAAAAACCCAAGACTTTAGTTTTAAGACATTCAATACAATTTATTTCTGGATTTACATTTACTTTTCTGTCTTTAACATATCCTATATTTATTCCAATAATAATGATTGATTATTATGGTGATTTATGTATTATTGATAAAATAATTGATATAATAAATTCAAAATATTTATTTGAATATAAAAGAGAACATCAATATGATAAAAATGATAACAAATATTATGCTCCATCGCATTTACATATTACTATAAAAAAAAAAGAATCTTTATTGGAAGATAAAATTAAAGATCCTTAATAAATTTATTTTTATTTTTTCTAGAATAATATTTTTGTTTAATTTGTCTACAGAAAAATATTTTGTTATAATTTTTTTGAGATATATATAATATTTTAATTTGTCTACTACTCCGTTTCAAATAAATCGGTAATTCAAAAAATAAATTTTTATATGAATAAATAAGTATAAGTATTAAATGTATACTTATACAGTAATATATAAAATTAGTGTATTAAAATAATTTTATATGAATAAATGAGTTATCTAAAAATGAATCACCGATTGATTTGAAACGGAGTAGTAGTCGAAAAATATTTTGTTAATTTTTTGGTTCATTTAGAGAAATATATTTCGTTATAAATTTTTAAAGTTCTCCTACAGTTTATAAAAATTTTAGAGAAATATATTTCGTTATAAAAATTATAGATAGTTTATAAAAATTATACTAGTCAAGTTCAAATACGCCGACAAAGTTGGGCCAGATCTTTTTATTCACTTTTTAGATCATATAAAGATTTTAAGTGATTATAAATAATCACTTAAAAATAATTAACTATATCTAAATTTAGGTTTAATTATTTTTTTGAAAACCCAATTTTATATGAATCCTAAAGGATTCTCGTGAGCTTGACTATTAGAAAAATATATTTGGTTATAAAAATTAGTAATACTCCGTTTCAAATCAATTACGAACCATCCGGTTCGCGGGAACCTAAAGGTTCCTTCGGTGATTCATTTTTCTTGGTTCTTCATTGATCTGAAAAGGAGTACTTCTCCTTCCCAAATTAAAAGTAGGCGCCTATCCAGCTTTTTAAAAAGTCATATTAAAATGCATATAACTTTTTTAAGTTGGATAAATTAATCTGGGACGGAGTAGTAAATAATTATTTTGTCCCAATTTAATCTTTTCAAGTTTTTTGAAATTTACCTAAATTTTTTAATATGATAATTTATATGTTAATTTTTTCTTGTAAAATTTGTTGATTAAGTATTCAGAAATGTAAATTTTCTTAAATTTTAACACTTAATTTTTCACTCATTTTTTTTCATTTTTTTTGAAACTTTTTGATTTTTTAAATTTTTCATTTACATATAAAAACACTTAATTTTTTTTGTACACTTATAAACCATATAAAAAAAATTTTGATAAGAATGATATCTTTTTTTTGTTGAATTATTGCATTTTCTTTAAAATTGTCATTCCATAATTATTATAATGTCTCTCATATAAAACCCATTCTGTATGATCTTCCAAAAATTCTTTTATGGCTTCCCCTAAACCTTTTTTATTATCATATGGATATTCAGAAAAATCTCTAACAGGTGTATATTCTCCACTTATATATAAAGGATGATCTTCATGTTCATGAATAGTTGTAGCACAAATAATTATATAATTATTTATTATTTTTCCAAAATTTTCAAGATTGTATTTTACATGTTTATATGTAAACCAACTGTTTATAATCAACATATCATGATTTTGTAAATCTTCAACTTTAATATTGATTTCTCTTTCTTTTAAAATATTCATATTGATATTTGTAATATTTTTTAAATATTGCAACTCTTGTCCTAAACTTATCTCAAAGATTCCTGTAAATAAATTATTGGGATAATTATTTTGTTCCATACCTAAAATTACGGATGCAGTAATACCAATTGTATAAACGGTTAATCCTAATTCTAAAACTGAAGAACATTTTTCAGAATAATATTTAACTACATTTAAATGTTGATTAATATGTGATTTTGTTAAAACTGAATTTTTGTAATATAAAAGTAATTCTTCATTTTTAGAAAATTTATTATTTTTGTCTGAATTATATTCATTATTACAAATAGTTGCTCTTTTAGTAAAAATATTTTCAATTTCATTATTTTCAAACTTCATCATTCTTAATATATTTCTATGAAATATTTCAGTATCTCTTATATTACATATAACAGTAATTATTTTAAAATTAAGTTTTGGATACTTTAAAAATAACGTTCTTTCTAATTCATAAACATTATTATCATATTTATTTATTATAAATATTATAAATTTTCCAGAATTAATGTAATTTCTAAAATTATTAATTCTTTTATTATATTTTATAATGAAATTTTCAAAATTATTTTTAATATAATAGTCAATTGATTCCCATTGTTGAGTTAAGTATAAATTTGCATGTCCTGGTGATTCATGATTGAACAAAAATTTATATTTTTTATTATAAACCCATTGTTCGTTTAAAGGTTGTTCCCAATGAGGATAAATTGCATAATCAGTATTAATATTAATAAGTTCTAAATTATTCGGATCACAAAAACCTTCAAAATCATTATTTATACAATCTATAATTCCTTCATAATTGGATATCATAGTATCAAAAACACATGTATTATAACCATCTTTCTTTGTTGAACGTATTTTTTTGTTAACTCCGAAAACAGCAGAAACACATGTAAAACCAAGAGAAACCCCTATAAAATCTAACATTTGTAAAAAATAATTTTATTATTTTAATATCTCAAATAATAAAATTATTTTTTACAAATAATAATTCAAATCGTTATACTAAAAGTTTAGCTTATCTAGTTAAGTTCATATATTTTTTATATTATATACTAATCAATTTTAAGAGAATTCGTGATTATTCTAGAAAATAGAAATTCTAAAAATAAATATTTTTATGAATAAATAAGTAAAAGTGTTGAATAAAATTATTTTTATATATACAGATGTAAAAATGAACCACTCATGTAAAAATGAACCACTCATCGATCTTAAAAGGAGTACTTCTCCGTCCCAAATAAATTAGTGTGGAACAAGGCGAACTATCCAATTTTTTAAAAAGACATATTAAAATGCATATAACTTTTTCAATGTGTCAGATAGTTCAACAAAATATTATCTGGGACGGAGTCGTGTTAAATTTTTAATAAAAGTTTATTAAAAATTTTTTATTTAAGTAAATAAAATAGTCCAAAGAGTATTAAAAATATCTTACATTTTTTGTAGAATTGTCATTCCCCAATTATGTTCAAATACTTCTTTGATTTTCCATTGAGGATTTTCTTGTAAAAATTCAGAAATTGCATGTGCTGTTCCAGTTTTAGTTCTATCATATTCAACAGGAAATTCTGAAAAATCACCTTTAGGACCAAAAGTTCCATCTAAGTATAAAGAGTGATTTTCATGTTCTTGTGTTTTAGTAGCACAAACAATAATATACTTGTTTGATAATTTTCCGAATTTATTAAGATTGTATTTAACGTGACAATAAGTGAACCAACTATTTACAATAACTAAATCATAATTTAAATCAATACTATTAAGATTGATTTCCATTTCAATTTTAGTATCACCAGTCACAATATTTAAATCTACATTATGTTCTTTAGCTAAAATTCTAGCATCAAAAGCATCTTTTTCAGGAGGTGCAACAGAAAAAATACCTGTATATTTAGTATTTTCATCAATTTGAGCCATTCCAAGAACACAAGTCCAGAAAATACTTAAATTATAAGCAGAAATACTTAATTCTAAAACAGAGTTACATTCAAAACAATATTCTCTAATAGTTGAAAGATGTTCATTTACATGAGATGATGCAGTTGAATAATGATTATAAAGTTCAAATAATTTTGTTAAAGATTCATTACCTTCAATCATTTTTTTACATTTTCCTTGAAGTTCAAAATTACTTTCAAGATCCAATTCTCCAAAAGAAGAAAATAAACTTTCATAATCTGTTTGTTCTGAAATACCCATTAACCCACCAACTGTTTGAATATTTGAATTTACATTTTCTTCAGCATCCATAATTTTTTTCTCTAAACTTTCAATTTTTTCATTTAAAATAATTAGTCTTGCTCTTTCATTATCATAATTTGCATCTTTTAATTTTAAAGAATCAATCTTTTTAGTTAAAATTAATCTATCTTCATTGTTCTTAATTAGTTCATTTCTTAAATTATTAACAAATTCTTGAGAACTCATAATTTTAAAAACCTGATCATTAAATAATTTAGGTTGTTCAGAAACTGTAACTAATGTTTTAACATCATCTTCTTTAAGTTGTTTTTTGTCTGTATCGTATAAATGAAGCATTTTAACAACTAATTCACCAATAATTGTTTTAGTTTTTAAATCTTGTAAAACCAAATTTTTTGTAATTTCTAAAATCATCTTTCTTTTATTGTAATTTTCCATTAAATTATCGTATTTTTGTCTTTTTTTTAAACTTAAAACTTGATCACTCTCAGAATCTCCATATTTTTTTTTAAATTCGAGAATTTTAGCAAAAGCTTTTTTCTCTGAAATAGATGCTGCCTCTACATTATCTACTGCAATTTTATATGCATCATTAACATTTTGTTCGATTTGTTTGGCAGTTTCTACTGGAGAACCAGTAAAATTTTTCTTAAGAAAATTAGAAAATTTTCTATTAAAAATAACACCTAGATATACACCCAAAGTATTTCTTACAGTTGAACTAAAAAGTGTTAGTAACGGAGATGCTACTACTAAATAAATGTAACTTGAAATTGTCATTTTTTTATTAGAAAATAATAAAAAATAAAAAAAAATAATTCTGAATAAAAAATAATTTTTATTTCTATCTCAAAAATATAGGCATATATTTTATGTATCAACTTAAATCATCATATTAGTTCAGTTCAGGTTCTCTGTGATTCAAAAAATAAGGAACTTAATAAAATGGGGCACATTAAAAAAAAAAGCTGTTCCCGTGTGCTCATCGGTGTACATTAAATATTTATATCAATAAATAAGTACTACTCCGTTTCAGATCAATGACGAACCATTCGGTTCCTTCGGTAATTCATTTTCACTTCACTCAATTATTCATATAAAATTAGGTCACCTACTTTTAATTTACTAATTTTATATGATTAATTGAGTAAAGTAAAAATGAATTATCTTGGTTAGTCATTGATCTGAAACGGAGCAGTATAAATATTTAAACATAAATTCCCATATAATTATTTTTTTGAACCACACAATTGAGCATACATTTTCCACTATCTGAAAAAAAAATTTAATTATATGGCCCAATTACTCCGCATATTTGAAGTGGATTCGTATAGTTTTTATGAATTTTTCTACTTCATCTTTTGAAAAAAAATATGACAAAATATCTGACATATTTGCGGGGATATTTAAACTCAAAAATTTATGTCGGGGCTGGTATATTTTTACTTCTTTCTGAAATTATCTGAAAAAAAGACTAAATAGAAAAAAAAATTTTTTTTGAAAAAAATGAATTTTTTTTAAAATTTTTAAGAATTTAAAACCTTTAAAACAATGACTGAAACTTTACCTAAAATTTTTATTTTAAATTCTGAAAACAACCAGTTTTCAAGTCTTTACAGAAACGGCAATGGAACCCTTCTATCAGTATCTTCAGGAAAGAAAAACGGCCCAATCAAAGGAGGTCATTTTTGGTCTGTTCCTTTCTTGAAAGATTTACTTTGTGGATCTGGTAGTGAGGTTCAGAGATTTCAAGTTTTTGAAGTACTTTTTAACAATTCTAAGATTGTTGAATATACTGAATTCTTGTATCAATCTGGCATTCTCAGTTGCAAGAAAAACACAACTTCTGAAGTTTTTTATAACTCTGAGGGATATGTTATTGATCAGTCTCGTTATATCAGTGAGAATACTCCTGCTAAAGACTTTTTCAATGAAGTTTCTATCTTCCCTTCTTGTTATTTTATCTCCGCAGATAACTACAAGTCTGGAAAGAAGATTTTGCACCATGTTATTTCCGATCCTCTTGAATATCAGAAAATGGTTCTTTCCCAAGAAGTGGATTTGAATCTTCAGAAGACTTTTAAGCCTGAGGTTCTTCAAACTCTTCCAGTATCCGAGAAGGTTCAGGCTCCTCCAGGTCTTACTAAGGTTGAACCCAAGCCTGAGAAGAAGATTCTAGTCAAGGATGTTTCTAAGATTACTTTTTACGACAAGTTTTCTAACGAAAAGCCTGTTGAGAAGGTTTCTTCTACTGAGAAGTGTACTGGACCTACTCAAGAACAGATTGAATGGGCTATTAGAATCAAGGAAAAGGCAAATAATCCTAGAAAGATGTATTCTCTTGAGGAAAATGTTGCTTATTACACCAAGAAACTTGAAGAAACTGTTGATGCCGTTGCTCCAGCTTCTAGTAAGTATACTATGGCTCAACAGAGAGAATTTTGGCAGAATTTTATTGATAATGCTAAGACTCAAGAGAAGTCTAAGTATAGTCCTTCTGAACGCAAAGCTTTTTATGACAAGAAGCTTATTAAGGCAAACCAGATTCTGAAGGAGCATGCCAATCTTCATAAGACTGGTCCTAGTTATCTAGATATTCTTGAAAGTGTGCCTAAGAGATCCATTCAGGAAATTTACGATGATGAAGAATAAATTGAAAAAAACAATCGAAAATAAAAAAAATTATAAGTAATAATACTTATAAATATCAACCCAAATGTAGCCTCAAAAAAAGTTATATTACAACTCTGTCCCGTTTTAATTTTCTTAACTTTTTTCTGAAGCAGTTAAATTTCAATATAACTTTTTTGACAGATTGAGAAAATTCAATTTTCATTCACTCATTTATTCATATAAAAATATTCATATAAAAATTTTAAATTCAAGTTTTTAATATATTATTCTGTTGACGTAATATATTTAATTTTTATATATATTTATTCATATTAAAAATTTGATGCGCGCCTTGGTGCACACGGGAACCAAATGTTTCCTTATTTTTTGAATTTCTTACTACTCAGTTTCAGATCAATAGGAAATTCATTTTTCATTCACTCACTTATTCATATAAAAAAATTTAAATTCAAGTTTTTAATATATTAATATGTTGACGTAATATATTTAATTTTTATATATATTTATTCATATAAAAAATTTGATGTGCACAGAGGCGCACACGGGAACCAAAATGGTTCCTTATTTTTTGAATTTCTTATTTTTCTAGGCAATCCTCGCGGATTCTTTTGAAACGAAGTAATAATTATTTGAAAAAGTAATATGTATTTTTAAATTCATATTACTTTTTCAATCTGTCAGATAAATTAATTTGGGATGGAGTAGTAAGATTTTATTAAAATTTTCAAGAAATATATTTCATTCTAAAAAATTTTAAAACTAAATTTTATCTATACAACCATAATAGATTTAGCTTCAAGTGTAAAAGTATTTTTTCAATAATTACCTTTTACAACATTAATACTATCAGAAACTTCATAACAATCTACATCTATAAAAAATGTTAAATCGTCTATATTACTAATGTTATAAATTTTATGATCCCAAATAAATCTTCCTTTGTAAATAAAGAAACGAAAAATAAAATTTTTATAAGCAAAATTAAATGATACAATTTTATCATATAATGAATTTAAATCTTTATAATATTTGATGAAATAGTTGAATAATATAATTCTTCAATATTATGAGATTCATGATATGTTTTTGAATCTGTATATGCTATCTCGTCATTTGTACATATTTTATAATCTCTTAGTTTCTTAAATATATAATATTTAATATTTTTAATGAATAATTCAAAATCATTAATAAACAATCCCTTATAAGATCAAGAATTGATAATTTCTCCACTTTCAGGTTTTATTTTTACTGTTAATGCAGAATAACTCATTATTTTACATACTTTAAAACTTCTTAATGATTTTTTTATAAATTTTTTTGAGTTTATATAGAGGTATGATTTTACACATTATATTCTTTATAAAAATTTAAAAGAGTGTATAAAAATTCTAGAGAAATATATTTTATTATAAAATTTTAAAAGAGTATATAAAAATTCTAGAGAAATATATTTCTTTATAAAATTTTAGAAGAGTGTATAAAAATTCTACTAGTCCAGTTCAGATAAATTGGACCAGATCTTTTTCTTCACTATTTTAACCATATAAATTTTTAATTAAAAAGCTTATCCTTAAGTAATATTTTATATTTCTTTTAAACATGTCTACTTATATTTACATATAAATAAAATTTTTCTCAAAACCCAATTTATTTGAACTGGACTAGTAGAGAAATATATTTTGTTATAAAATTTTAGAAGAGTATATAAAAATTCTAGAGAAATATATTTCTTTATAAAATTTTAGAAGAGTGTATAAAAATTCTAGAGAAATATATTTTGTTATAAAATTTTAGAAGAGTATATAAAAATTCTAGAGAAATATATTTTGTTATAAAATTTTAAAAGAGTATATAAAAATTCTAGAGAAATATATTTCTTTATAAAATTTTAGAAGAGTATATAAAAATTCTAGAGAAATATATTTCTTTATAAAATTTTAGAAGAGTATATAAAAATTCTAGAGAAATATATTTTGTTATAAAATTTTAGAAGAGTATATAAAAATTCTAGAGAAATATATTTTGTTATAAAATTTTAGAAGAGTATATAAAAATTCTAGAGAAATATATTTT